TTAGGCCGCAGTCGCCAGGTCCATCTGGCAGAACTTGGAGACATCAGTCGCAGTGATCAGCGGATCCGCGAGCAGCTCCGCAGGGCCGGTCAGCTTGGTGTATTCCTGGCCGAGCACCGAGAACTCCTGCAGCATGCCGAACTTCACGCGGCGTGGCCGCAACGAGAAAGGCTCGCCAGACTGAGCGTCGTTCAGGCCCGCAATGTACAGCTCCAGCTCCTTCTGCGAACCGTTTAGCATCTGCACAGCGCTGCTCGGGCGCGGCGTGTAGCTGACAGTGATACCTGTTGCATCGATGTCACCGCCGCTGAGGACCTGGATGCCGTGAGGAATCACCAGGTAATCGGCGCCCGACACCAGGGGATCACCACCGGCAGTCTTCACCGTGATGGTTTTGGTCAGGTCCGGCAGGTACTTGAAGGGGATCAGCTCCAGGGCAACACCCTTGGAGATATGAGCCTCGTCAGCGATTGCCGCAGTCGGCGTCACCTGGATGGTCGAGCGTGTCACCAGTGCGACGTTATCCGGAGTCAGGTCGTAGAAGCCAACCGAGGAGGTCACATCGGTGACGCGCTCGCGCACATTGCGGTTGCCGCCGCCGCCCATGAAGTTGGCCAGCGCCTTACGGTCGACGGCGAAGCTGATGCTGAACACATCGCAGTTGCCGAACGGTAGGAAGGGATCCTGGGAACCGTAGAGTCGGCCGTGGACGATGCCCTCGCCGATGAAGGAACGATCAATAGTCTGTTGCATTTAGCTCTCCTAGAGACGATGCAGGCGTTGAGTTACTTGGCCACTTCGACCGCAGCCGGTTCGGCCGAGGTGGGCTTGGCCGCCTTCTCCTTCGCCAGGAAGCCTTTGGCCTTGGCGTAGTCAGCAACCGCTTGGGGAACATCCACCGGCTTATCGCCCGCGGGATAGCGCTTCACGTCATCACCTTCGCGGAAGTGAAACGCCTGGTTGATGGTGACTTTGGGCATACGCCCTCCTGAAATTAGAAGGCCGCCCGAAGGCGGCCTGATGGTGAGTTACAGCTGCTGCGTGTAGTGGAAGGTGATGGGCACCACGCGAAAGCCCCACCGCCGTCCCGGGCCAGGAAGCTGGCCGGCAGACGGCGGGAACGACGCCTTGATCAGCCCCGGCGCATCCACTCCAGCCTTCGCTCCCTTGAGCACTCGCTTGATGGCAAGCCGCGCGGCACGGAGCGATTCAGCATCGCCCCGCTCCCGACTGATGGCGATGATGTTGATGGTCCACTCTTCGGCCATCTGTCCAGGCGTGCGAGCCGTCTCCACGGTGTCGCCGTCCTGCAAGATGATCTGCCGCGACGGCTCGGAAGTGCTTTCTTCAGCGTCGAAGATCGACTTGGCCGAGCCCTCGCGGACCGATGCACCAAACAGTGGAACCTGCGCGAGCAGTTGCTGAAGCTGGCCGATGATCACGGCCTGCACGTCGGTTACTGGTTTCATCATGGCACCACATAGAAGGTGATCAGATGGCCGTCGTCCAGGTGGATGCCGTCGATGTACCAGAGCTGGCCCGACTCATCACGGAACGCGCCTTCGTTGTCGTAGGGCTGGACGAGGGCCTTCTGTGCGCACATCGTGCGGACCCGGTCGACGGCCCGCTCGACCAGATCGATTGGCACCACGCCATCTTCGATCTCGACCGTCAGGGAGCCGTTGATTACAGCCCCCTGACGGTCGAGGTATGCGACCTGACCGTCTCCGAGCACATCCAGCAGCGTGGCATCCATGTCGTCGACCAGGTCGTCGAAGAAGCTCACGATCAGCTCCCGCCGCCCTGGTTCAGCAGGTCAGCGCTGTTGCCACCTTCGCCCTCGCCGCCCTCGCCTTCATCACCTTCATCGCCACCACCCACTGCGGGCTGCGCCGCGGCCTTCGAAGCGGCAGCACGGAGCACCGCCTGCGCGATGGGGTCCTTCACCTCGGCAATGACGCCACCAGCAAGCAACTCGGCGCGCAGCTCCGCGTTGGGCGGGGTATAGCTCTGGCCCGGAAGGTAGCGAGCCTTGCCTTCCTGAATGCAGCCGTCGATGACAATGAATTCAGTCTTCTTCGCCATATCACACCACCTTCGCGTAGAGGAACGCGTCGGGTTCGAGGAAGCCCGCCAGCGGCGCACACTGCATCTTCAGCCAACGCACGCTGGGCTCGTCGGTCACCCAGGATTTCGGGAAGCGTCGCGCTTCCACCAGGCCGCTCTCGATGGCCGCCAGGTCCTGGATCGCGGCGTACAGCATCGCGTTGCGGGTGTTGGTCGAGCCGAGGATCAGGCCGCCGGCCGGGATCATCGGTTGCTCGTCACCAGCCTCATCCAGGTACCACTCGTCGTAGCCGTAGAGATCGACGCCCGGATCGTTCAGGTAACCGAGGTAGGTCACGCCGTCCGGCAGCTCTTCCGGCTTGATCAAGCCCAGGTCGACGCGGCGGGTGTTCAGCATCTTCATGACCAGTTCGTTGGCCTGGAAGGCGTCAACCGCCTCACCGCTGAGTACAGCGACATTCGCGGTCCGACCTGAGTCCTTGGCGATCACACCGCGCTTCCACTGACGCAGGTTGCCAATGGGGTCAGAGCCGGCGGCATTCCACTTGCCGGTGCTCAGCGTGATCTTGTGGGTGGGGTCCATCAGGAAGTCGATGGTGTCGTCCACGCCATCCCCCAGCACGCGGATGCGGCCAGTAGTCAGCGCCTGCGCGCACATCCACTCTTCACGACGGACGATCTGGTCATCGAGGTCTGCCAGGTCCTTACCCAACTGCTCGGCAGCACGCTGAACAGCGGGCTTGCTGGAGTAGGGAGTCTCGCCCGCCGAGCGCTTCAGGATCAGATCGGCTTCGGTTTCGATCTTCGGCTGGATGTACGGCGGGGTGTAGGTGTCCATGCGCATGCCTTCGCGGGAGACCAGGCTGCCGGGCAGGCGCGGGTGAACGAAGGGAGCCATCTTGCGCTTGCCCTTCACGACGTCGATGTCGACGGTCTTGGTGGGGAACGTGCGAGCGTTGGCGCCACCGAAGAAGGTGTCCATCAGGAAGCGGCGCGCCGGCTTCATCTGCTCGACAGCGTCGAGCATGGTGCGGGTATCGAACAAATCCATGGAGAGTCGCTCCTATCAGCGAACAAACAGAGAAAGGGGGCGCAGTGCTTCGGCGGCACTGGCGATGGTGTGTCCGGTACCCAGGTGCAGGGCATCGCCACGCACCTCACCGGTGAGCATCAGCACACCCGGCAGAGCGCCTTCGGTGGTATCGATGTCCTCATCGAGGAGCGCAACCGGGGTCTGCGAACCGTCAGTAGCCGCGCTGGCGGAGAGCTTGTACTGGCCACCTGCGGTCAGCTGACCCAGCACCGCGCCGCGGCTCAGCTTCTGGCCAGCAGCGATCACGCCCGACTCACGGATGATGGGAAAATCGCCGGCCAACAGCTGGTCCGGCTGGTAGGTGGTGCGTTCGGGATTCGGCATCTCGGCGTCCTCAGCGTTTGTCGGCACCGGCGGCGATCCAGCTGGAAGCGGTCTTGCGCTCCGTAGCTTCGGCGTCGTCACCGGCCGGGGTGGTGGTAGTGGTGGAGGTGCTGTCCGACTTGATGCCGGCCAGGGTGATGCCGCGGTCTTGCGCAGCCTTGAAGAGCTGCAGAGCGGTGGCTTCGACGCTGCTGCCATCGTTGATGGCCGCCTCGATTTCCTTCTCGAAGCCCTTCGACGCCAGAGCGTTGATGCCTTGCAGGCGCTTGCGCTCGCTCTCGATGCCGGCCTGCTCGCCTTCTGCGCGAGCAGCGGCCTGGGCCTCGGCGAGGTCCGGCCCGGTGGCAATCTGAATGGTGCTCGGATCGGTGCCGGCGGCGATGGCCGCGTGCAGCTCCGCCGTGGTCTTGACGGTGGTCATGCTGGGTTTCCTCAGGTTGTTGGCGGCCGGCTTGGCCAGTTCGGTGATCAGGGATTCGAGCGAGCCCAGGCGGTGGGCCAGGCCGTGCTCGACTGCCGCCGCTCCGACCCGGAGGCCGCCGCGGTCACCCATCTCGGGGATCTTCTCGACGGCCACGTTCAGGTTCCTGGCGACCTTTGCCTCGAACACATCGGCCAGGGCGTCGATGGTTTCGCCGATCTTGGCGCGCCCTTCCTCGGTGCCGAGGTCGGGGCGCTTGTTCGGCGCGTTGCGGCTGACGATCTGGTAACGCTTGGCACCTTTGGCGTCCTCGCCCTGGACCACCGCCTCCACCACTGTGCCGATGCTTCCGGCCATCGCCGTGTCATCGAGGACGATTTCCTCAGCAGCCGAGGCGATCCAGTACGCCGCGCTGGCCACGGTGCCGCCGCCGTAGGCAACGATCCGTTTACGGCTGCGCCCGGCGTACACCAGCTCCGCAAGTTCGTTGATGCCGCTGGCCACGCCACCTGGGCTGTCGATGTTCAGTACGATGGCCTTGACCCGCGGGTCATCGAGCGCCGCCTGGATATCGGTGGCCAGCACCTGCGTGCTGGTTGCCCCACTGATCTCGGTGAAAAGGTTGGCGTAGCGGAAGATCGGCCCGGTGACCGGGACGACTGCAACGCCATCACGCACCTCGACGCGGCGGGCCGTTTCCATCCGCTCGCCGCGCTTGGTGGCCAGGGCACTGGGATCGCCACAGCGATCTGCGATGGCCAGCAACTGGTCGAGCGCGCAGGGCTGCATCAGCCAGGGCTGCGCTGCAGCCAGCTCGAATGCTTTGAGCATGGTCATTCCTCGTTGGTAGGTGCCGGCTCAGCCGGGGCTGGCTCGCTCCCCTTGGGCGGGGTGTACGTGCCGTCCTGCTTGCGCTGGGCAATCTCGCGCGCACGCTGCTGGTGGACCTGCTGCCAGGGCTCACCGGTCATGGCGGCTGTCTCCAGGGTTTCATTGCTGACCCCGATCTCGATGCGCTTACCGGCTGCATTGGCCTCCTTCAGCTCGTCGATGGCGCCGCGTGCCGGGCCGATCCAGATGGCGCGGACGTAGGCCCGCCTCAGCTCCGGGTCGCTATAGCCAGGCAGCGAGATCATCCCGCGCGCCACGGCCTCGTCGATCACCAGCTCACGCGAGGGCTGGCAGAAGTCGCAGGTCAACCAATAGCGCCGCAGGCTGTAGAACCGCCAGGCCTGCAGCATCGCTGCACGCGCAGCGCTGTAGCTGCTGCTGTAGTGCAGCAGCAGCTCGTCCATAGGCAGCTCAAGCGCCGCGCCGATCTGCTTCACAATCGACACGAAGAACGGGTCGAACTGAGCATTGGGCCGCGCTGGGTTGGCGATCACCGGCTCTTCGCCCTGCCCCAGGTCGACGATGGCGCCCTCGCCCAGCTCGATTGAGCTGTCGCCAGCATCCGCCGTCGATGCCTCCCCACCGCTGTTGACCAACGCGCTCATCGGCAGGTTGCCGGCGTCGAAGTCGCTGCTCTTCTTGATGAAGACGGTGAACATCGCGGAGATCACCGCGGCCATCAGCTCGGCGCTGCTGTAGCGTTCAAGCTTCTGCAGCGGCTCCAGGATCGGTGCGAGGAATGGCGCTCCCCGCTTCTGCCCAGGCCGCTCCTTGTCGGACATGACGTGCAGCACCCGGCGCCGGCCAGTCACCGCGCCGAAGGCTGGCAGGCGGTCCCACACCAACGCATTGCCGGCGGTGTACTCGCCAGGGAAGCCGCGGCAAACGTGGTACGCGACCGGGGCCCCGAGCCCATCGAACTCGACGCCCTCCACCTGGTTGTCCGTGTCGATACTCAGGTTGCGGTTACACACCCGCGCGCCCTCGATCACCTGCAGGCGGGTACCGAAGAGACAGCCGGGCCGCTCTGCGTAGGGCGTGGTGACGAAGACATCGCCGCCGGCCATCGAGGAGATCAGGACCAGCGCCTGCATCTGGTAATGGTTCAGCGTTGCCTCGGCATCACACTCGCGCGGATCGTCGGCATACAGGCTCCAGACGCGGTCCAGCCGGCCGTTCAGGGCCTCGGCCTGTTCGTGGGTGAGCCCCAGCGCTTCGGCGTCGACCTGGGCGCGGCAGACCAGGCCGGTACCCACCACGTTGGTGCGCAGCCGGGTCATCACCGCACGGGCCAGCAAGTGGTTGCGCATCGCGTCCATGGAGCGCGCCGCCAGCATCCGGCGCTCACCCACCGACAGATCGCGCCGCGGGCTGCCCAGGCCAGGAATCCAGCTGGCCATGCTGCGCAGCATGCGGGACGCGCCACGCCAGCGGGTTTCAACGCCTCCACCGCCGCCCTGCGCCATGACCTGGCCAGGACCGCCAGCCGCCTTGGCCAGCTTCACCGCCTCGCGCATCAACAGCTCGGCGGGGCTTTTCCGAAACCAGCCCATAGTCAAATCTTCCCGTAGAAGACGCGGCTGCGACTGCGCCCCGCCGATGCGGCTTTCTCACGGCCAACAGCCTCCAGGGCTTCGGCCTCCATCATGCGAAGGCTGGCCAGCTCCGGGTGGTCGATCTGGCGGTCACCTTTGCGGAAGCGCTGCCCTTTCGCCAGGACACGGTCAATCGACGCCCGGATCTTGTCCAAGCGCTGCTGGGCGGTTTCAGTCATGGTCTACCTCTAACGGCCTGCGCGGCTCCGGGTGCCACGGCGCCCGCCTGCGCGGCGAGGTACCGGTGCGGTGGGCTGGTCGCTGGCAAACAGGGTGGGCTGGAGCTGTTGCTGCTCCAGCTGGTCCCACTCTGCATCGCGCAGCAGGTGGGTCTTCAGGCTTCGCGCCGCGTGCAAGGCATACACCTCACAGTCGAGCGCTTCGTTTCGGCGGCCGGCTTTCTTCTGCCAAACCATCTTGCTGGGGTTGCGCGGATGCGGAGCCAGCACCTCGTTGGTGAGCTGCTCGTAGTAGTCCGCGCGAATCTCGCTGTACCAGTGCATCCGACCCGGTCCTTCACCACGCAGGCGCAGCCTCGAATCGATCAGCGTCTTCGCCTTGTGCGTCCCCACGATGAACACCCGCAGGCCGTACTTGGCGGCCTTGGTGTTGTCCTGCGTGGTGTCAGCCGACTGCGCCGGCTTGGTGAAGATCTCCTTGTCCCGGTTGTCCACCGAGGCGCCCTTGATCGCCATGATGTTGAAGCGCTGACGGTCACGGACGTAGGAGTACACAGCGTGGTTGCTGTTGCCGTCAGAACTGTCGACGCTCACCGCCGAGACCGTCAGTCGATGGCCCGACGCGGTCGGAATCGGCGTGGCCAGCAGCTTGTCCAGCTCAGTCCATACCGGATCGGCCGGGTCTTTCGGATCACCAGGTAACTCGCCCCAGTACAAGCGCCAGGACTCTTCGCCGCGGCCCCATCCGACGATGCAGACAGCAAGGCGGTCGCCCTGGACGTCCACGCCCGCGGTGACCATCAGTACGCCCTTGGGCGCCGTCAGCTCGCCGTATGCCTCGGCCCGCTTCTCCAGCTCGTCGGTCTTCGGCGCATCGCTCTTGTACTCGTAGCTCTCCCCCATCGAACTGTTGACGAAGGCGATCATCGGCCCGATGTTGCCACGCTCCGCGGCGTATTCGGCCTGCAGTTTCTTCTCCATCAGCACGGCGAAGCGCGAGCCGTGGAAGGTCGCGTACAGCTCGTTGATGATGTAACCAGCGATGCCGCGGAACTCGGCAGTGGCCACCCATCGTCCGTGCTTCAGGTTGGCGTTCTTCTGGTTGTCGTCCCAGGCAGAATGGCAGTGCGGACAGGAGTAGTAGGCCCGCTCCGGCCGCTTGAAGCCGTAAACCTCATGGTGCTGATCCGGGAAGTCCGGGCAGACGAGGTTCTCGAAGCTGAGGGCGTGCTCTTCCCCGCAGTCATGGCACGTGACGAGGCCGACGCGCTTGTCGGAAAGCTCCAGCTCGGCATCAATCGCCGACAGCCCCTTGATGGTCGGGGTGCCACCGATGATGATCTTGGAGCGGCGGAATGTCTTCAGGCGTTCCTTTGCCAGCTTGATACTGTCCCCCTGCCCCCGCAGGTTCAGGTTGCAGTCATCAGGCTCCTCCACCGCCACCCGCGGCACAGGCGTCGACTTCACGCTGGCCGGGCTGTTCGATCCAACCAGCTTGAGGAAGCCGCCGGGGAACTTCTTGAAGTCCTGCCGCTGCTGCAGCTTGCGGCTGCGAAGATCGACCTTCTTCTTCAACCGAGGCGTTGCCTCGATCATCGGCTCCAGCTTCTCGGCCACATACTGCTTGGCTGCGTCGGCCTTCGGGAACAGCACCAGGATCGGCGACGGATCGATGTCGATCCACTTGCCGAGGGCATTACCGAGAACACCGGAGGTCCACGCCACCTGGGCCGACTTGCGGCCGACAATCTCGAACACGTTCGGATCGTCCAGCGCTTCGAGCGGGCCACCAGGCCACACCAGGTGCGGTGTCACCGCGAAGCGGTACTTACCGGGTCGCGCAGACTCTTCTGGTGCAAGGTAGCGACGACGGGAGGCCCACTCGATGATCGTCATCCGCGGTGGAGGCGACCATTTTCGAGCAACGCGTTTGAGCGCCTTAGTCGTCGTCTTCGTCAGTAAGCGCCGGATCGTCCGGTTGCTCAGAATCCCCGTCGAGGGAGGCGTCGTCGTCATCAGAGTCATACTTCGCCATGTTCCCCAGGACCTCCGCGATTGGTTCGCGGATCAGTTCCTCATCAATCTCCACGCCGTAGCGCGCGGAAAGGTCCGCGGCGAGCTGGTCGGGCAGAGTGTTCAGCAGCTCGATCTTGGCCGCAGTCACCATCGCTTCGAAGCGTTCGATCAACTCGGCGGCGACCACGACCTCACCCAGCTCTCGGGCCAGCGCGAGCTCCTCGCGGTCGGCCTTCACTCGGTCGAGTCGGTCGCGTGCCGATTCCTTTTTGCCGTTGAGCGCCGCGCGCTGCATCAGCCACTGGATCACGTGCTCGGTGTCGTACCGGTTTTCGTTGCCACGACCAAGGCCGTATTCCTGCACCGGCATGCCGTCGTCCTGCCAGCGCGTCAGGGTGCGCTCGTCCCGGCCGAGGAAGTCACTCAACTCGGCCTTGGTCACGGTCATCCCCATGGATAACTCCTTGAAAAGACGGACATCCCAGGCCGGATTTCAGCTAGAGAGCAAACAGGGTTCGAATTACCCGTACCCCCTCGCCGCCCGCCGGGAGGACCCGCCAATCGCCGTGTGGCACGCCAAATCCCCGCAAGAGGCTTTCAGCTGGAAATGAGGCACGCCAGTGACGTGCATCAAGGCAACCCCCAAGGCCGTCAGGGCATCAGCTCGACGCCTTGGCCTTCATCGCCTTCGCGAGTGCCTGCTCGATGTTTGCCTCCAGCCTGGAGTCATCCTCAGCGATACGCCGCACAACCTCATGGAACTGCAAGCGGACCTGGTACTGCGGCTGACGAACGAAGGCGAGGATCATGGTCACTGCGCCCTCCCGACGCTCGGCGATACCGATGGGCGTCTTGCCGCGCTTCATCACGAAGAAGGCCTGCTGATGCCCTTTGGCCAGAGAGCGAGCACTCTCCGTAGCGTTCCCCTTGAAGCCTGAGGTTCGCTCAAGGGCACCGAGCCCGGACAGGATCTGGATCATCTGCCCGCGACTCATGTTGCCGTACTGGTCGAGGCGAGCCCCCGCGCCGGGGACGATGAACAACCCAGCAGGCAGAATGCCCTTGGCACGCAGGCTTCGTTCGGATGCCTTGTCGACGCGGGGCCCGCCGAACACCTGCGGGGCCACCCAGTCTTCTGGCGCTTGCCCCTTCGAGGCGTTGTCCTTTTCATCCTTCACCCACAACGACGCCTCAAGGCGCTTGGCCGTGGCATTCAAGATGCGCACGGCGTTGCGGGTAAAAGAGGTCGGCCGGTCGAAGACATCGTCGATCTCGCTGACCAGCGCCTGGTTGGCTTGGTTCGCCGTGTGGTTCAAGGCATCGGCCAACACCCTGTTGGGAAGATCGCCACCGAGCACCTGGAGCGATGCCACTGCGTCATCCAGGTCTTTCGCCGTGATGCTGCCGCGCATGGCTACTGCGTCCGCCAGACCTGGGCCATGTTGCCCCGTGCCTTGAACACCGCGAAGGTGAAGACGCCGAGCAGCACAACCAGCGGCCAGCTGTACAAGGGCATCAACAGCATGCCCTTGAGGATGAACATCACCGCCGAGCCGGCGCATCCCATCACTGCCCAGGCCATCCACGAAATACTGCGACGGAAGCGGGCATCGCCACGCTGGAAGGTAAAGAGGCGCAGGAACAACACGACGCAGAGCCAGAAGGTCATCTGCGTCAGCACCAGTTGCACCAGGTGATTACCCATCCTGACCTCCTCGCGTCATCGCGCCGGGCCCGGACTTTCCGCGCTGGATCAACCAGAGCGAGATCGTCACCACCAGCAGGGCAGCAACGAAGGCGGCAATCCCGGAGAACTGGAACGGGCGGTAGCCGTAGACATCGACCTCACGGATACCCGGGGCGATCACGTAGCCCATCACGAACGACGCGATCAGGAAAAGGACTCGCTGCCAGTTCGGAAACTCTTGCGTGGTGGTCGAGAAGATCAACGCACCGAACAAGGCCCCGACAGCTGCCATGATGTCGAAGCCAGCCAGGAAGCCGGCGACACCGGCACCCGCGGCGCCGGCAACTACTGCAGCGGTCGTGCTCGCAGGCTCTCCCATCGCTCAACTCCATGCCGAGGCTGAAAAGGGAAAGCCCCTCCGGAGAGGGGCTTTCAGGTTACCCGGCCGAGGGTGAGTCGCCGGGGATCTGCACAGCACGTGCATCTTGTTGGTTGGGTCCGCTTCAGTGGGACCTCTAACACCGTGCCCGCTTTGTACCCCCCAAACTGAAAAACCGAAAGAGGGGTGTTATCGGTTGTCCGCTACGGCGCCGACCGGGGCGCTACGGCGCCTGACGGGGGATATTCAGCCGACGAACGGTCGGCACCAAGGATGCGATCCGCCGTGCGATTCTGGCGCTCGATAGTAGCCTTCCGCCGCTTACGCCCGTCCTTCTGGAGCTTGCGCACCGCCTCCATCGTTCCAGCGTGACGCCTGCTCAACTCGGCCAGCAGCAGCTCATGCAGCCGATGCACCCAGTTGTAGTAGGTGCGCTCCGCTTCCGGCGCAATATCCAATGCCCGCATCTGCTCGGCCACCGGGCGAGGACCACGCCCGGCAAGGTCCAGGTACCGGAGACGGGCAAGACGCACCAATCGCTCGCATTGCTCCCCCTGGCGCTCCAGCGCATCCAGGCAGGCCTGGACCTCACTCGCCCTATGATCGAGCGCACCTCCACCAACGAGGATGCGCGAACCCGGTTCGCCGCGCGGCGGCGCGCCCTTCCATTCGATCACCCCAGCAAGGGCGCTGGATGTGCCGCTGCCCACCGCGCTGTGCCGGCCGATCTGGGCCCCCCAATGCCGCATCAACACCTCGATCCCTTCGATCATCGTCCGCTCTCCCGCACGTCCCTCGCTTGCGCTTCTGCCCGGCTGATCAACGGCTGGAGCATCCCCATGAAAGCCAGGCAATCAGGGAGGCTGTCGGAGATCACCACGTCGTCAGCCATGAATGCGCCGTCATACACCCGGAACCACCAGCGGTAGGCCCGCAACTTGCTGAATGTCTTCTGCGACGGATCACGGAGGTACAGGTCGTACACCCCATCCACATCATCGTGGTACAGCATCCCCCGCGCGGCGGCGAATTCCGCCACATCCCCCTCCCAAGCCTTGAAGGTTGCATCGAAGTCATCCAGGGACTCAGCCAGCCGCTGGAATTGGCCGTTCTTGAGTTCGTATACCGCCATTTTCCTTTTCTCCCTGCTTCTGTCGGAACGTCGGAATAACTGTCGGAATACTGTCGGAATTATTTTTTCAACAAAAACAGTCACTTAACCTTGTTTCCGACAATCCGACAGGTAATTTGAAAAAGTCTCACGTGTGTATATGGGCGCGCACGCGCACGTGGGGGAATCCTAAAAAGTCCGTCGGAACGTCGGAATGCTAGTGGCACTAAGCGTGCAGCCTGTCGGAATGCTGTCGGAATACTGTCGGAATGTCGGAATCATCAATCGATCTCCCCAGGGAGAGGCACGGACCGGCGATTGAAGTGCGCCCCAAACTTCCGGCACTCTTTACCTGCCTCCGCCGCCCAGCCACGTCCCAACTCGGCCTTCCGCGCTGCAAACTCCGGCGTCACGAAAATGCGCGCAGTCCTGAAGTCATCGCGGTCAGTCGGGTAGCGGATATCCGGCCGCTCACGTTGCAGGTCTCGCGCAGCCTCCTGCAGGAAGTCTCGCTCTCGCCGCTTGAACTCATTGGCCCCTTCACACCATCGACAGAAGGCCTGCCATAGGTCTGCCTGGCTCACCGCCCCCGTAACCGGGAATTCGGTTTCCCCTGCCATCCAGCGCCGCACGAAGTATCGGGGTGCCGCCAAGCTGCCATCGATCAGCGCCTGCTTTTCGTCGTTCAGCGGCGGCTTGCTGTGCGCTCCGAACCCTGCGAGGTCCAGATTCATGAGGTAGTGGTAGAAGGATTCGATTCCGCCGTTTTCGATCTCGTCGACCAACGCCTGGAAATACCCAGCAGGCGGCACTCGGTCGACATACAGGACCAGGTAACGCCGATCACCGTCGTCCAGCGCCATCGGCACCGTCGAGTTGGAGAGGAACACGAAGTTGAGGTGGTTGGCCTCCTCCCGCACCGGCATGTTCTTCTCGTTGATCTGCAGGGTTTCACCAGTCACCAGGTGCTTCAGCACGCCCTTGTAGTGCCGCATCTCCTCGCGGCTAACCACCTCCTCGGCTAGGGCAAACAGCTTGCGGCTCTGCCAGCCGGTGAACTGGCTCTCCAGCTGCGCCTGCCCGATAGTCGTTCCGTACTCGCCGTAGATCCGCCGGACGACCTGTTCCCACAGCAGGCTCTTGCCTGGACCCTCGGCACCGAACATCACCACCGCCGTGGCCATCTTCGCCCCGGGGTACTGGAGCGGATAAGCAATCCACTTCAGCAGGAACAGGTACTCGTCCGCCCGGTTGTTGCACAACAGACCGAGGTGCTTGCGGATCAGCAGGCAACCTTCTGCGCTGCGCGGATCGGGAGTGACCTTGAACCCGTCGTACAGGTTGAGCATCACCGGATCGCAGCGCTCGGTCGGATCGAACACCAAGTCCTGAGCCATCTGGCGATGCTCGCTTTCCTGCCACCACTTGTAGCGAGTGCGTCCCACCGCCTCCCGGATCGCGGAGAGCTTGATCAGCCGCGCGCGCTTGCGGTCCCACGCGGTGTCCGTCCCGTAGATGACGACGAAGTCCTGCAGCAACTCCTGTTCGCTGATGCGAAAGCCCCCCGCGCCCCCCGGTGTGGGAGCGCCCGGTAGATCGGCCGCTTCCGGGCCGCACTCAAGAGAAGGGGCGCCGGGAAGAGAGTCATTAGGATGTGCAGAAGGCCCTGGGCCTGCTGCCGCCTCATCCGGCCCTGCCTCACTGAGCATCTGATCGAACTGCTCCAGCATCTTCCGCACCCCGCCCGACTGATCCGAAGTCCCCGGCTCGGGCGGCGGCTTCGGCGCACGCGGCTTGTGCTCGATGCCCAGCATGCGGGCGGCTGCCTTGATCGCTACGCTCTGGTTGCCGTTGTGCTCGAGCAGGCAGTAGACGTCGAAGGCGTCATTCTGGTGGCCGTTGGCGAGCGGGTCCGAGCCATGGTGCGAGTAGACCTTGCGATCCTCGCTCACTGTGACGCCCGGCAGACCGGTACTGCTCTGTGGACACAACCATTTCTTGCCGCGCTGGATATAGCCGTGGGCGTTCAGGAGCTGCTCTACATCGTGGGCGCGGTTGAACTCCTCGATTACAGACCCGGCGCTTCCGGCCGGAGCCGCCGGCTTGGCCTTTGGCTTCGCCGGCTTCTTCGGCGCCGCAGCCTTCGGCGCCCAGGGGCATGCTGCCTCGGCATCGCGCTTGAAGATGTCCCAGTTCTTCCAGATGTTCAGCAGGTCGTTCGGCAGGACCGGCAGGCCATCACCCTTGGGCGGGGTGCGCCAGGTGTACGGCTTGCCGGTACCAGGGTGGATGGAGGGAGGCAGGACATCCTGCACCAGGCCGGCACGCAGCTCGAAGACCGTGAAGCGCTTCAGGCTGTCGGCCAGCGCCTGCATCTTCGCCTGCTGCTCGGTATCGCCCTTCTCTTTCGCCGCGAGGATCGCAGCCTGGGCGAGCTTGAACTTGGAGCCGTCCGGGTCCTTCTCATTGGGCCAGCTCAGCGAGTGCCGACTGAGGTCGATCCCCTCCGGCATCTTGAACAGCACCCGGAAGCGCTCCGGGTTGCCCACCACGGTGGGATAGGCAACTGGCAGCGCATCTAGGTCGAGCCCCAGGCAGTCCCACAGCACCTGGCGCGTCGACGGCACATCGTCCACGTCGAGCGAGCAAACGCGGCTGGGGCCGAGAACGGCCCCCATGTTGTGTTTCGGGTTCTTGGTCCAGAAAGCCTCGGCGGCATCAGCATCGGTGAAGTGCCCACCTGGCCGCTGCCAGGCCTTGCCCTTGGGGATCTTGTCCCCAGGCTCGATGACCACCACAGCGATACCTTGTTCTACGTACCAGCGGGCCCACTCACTGCGCGGGCCATCAGGATCAGGCGTCCATATCGACATCGACGCCCTCCCGGTTCTTTGCCGCCGGCTGTTCCATGAGCATGAAGGTCAGCGTGTTCTGCAGCCACCCGATCTGCGCGCCGTCCACCAGCATCCAGCGCGGGTTGATCTGTACCAGCACCTCCCGCACCGCGCGCTCGCCCCCTACAGTACCGAGGCGCCGCAGAGCCGCCTCGCCGAGCAGCCTCAACTGTTCGCACGTCATATCCGGCGACTCAGCCACCCAAGCCGCCATTTCGCCACCACGAACGATCCAGACGTCATCCGGCAGGACCTCGGCCTTGCGTCCGAGCGCATAGTCGACGGTCAGCAGGACGCGCAGGCCGCGCGAGGCCTGCAACGCATTGGTCGTCTGCCCCCGCTGCAGCATCCGCTCCATCCGATTGAACGCATTGATGTAGGCCTCTTTCCACTCCGATGCCTTCTTGCCGGTGAAGCCCATGCACAGGAAGGTGAAGCCATCGCGAGTCATGTGGAAGTACGGCTCTGGCTTGTTGCTCGAACCGGGCCGGGACCACTCCTTAAAATTTAGGAGTGCAAATTCAGGAGAGCACTCCAGGCTCCGAATACGCGCCAGGACATTGTCATGGCGCTTGCCAAAGCGCTCCGCCACCTGCAACGAAGTCACAGTGACCAGCCCATCGACGACCTGCAGGTCTGATGCCATTACTTCAGCCACGGCGCACCTCCCGCATCCCCTGGCAGTCGATGCAACACTCGCAGCCGGGCACCGCCTGGCGACGCGCAGCCGGAATCTCTTCGCCGCATTCCACGCAGTGGGTCTCGCTGATGCTGTAGGCCGGCGCAGGGCGCTTCCGGGCTTCCAGCAGGCCCTGCAGGCGGCTCTCTTCCTGCTCTGCCGCCATATCGAGAAGGTCAGCCATGGGTACGGACCTCCTCCAGCCGGCGCTCCATCGACTCCCGCGCCCCCGCCATGATTCCGAGCACGGCGCGGATGACGTTGGCGCCGTGGTATTCCAGGTCAACAACTTCGTGGGGCTCCCACCGATTGTCGTCGGCACCTTTGTGCAGACTGGCGACGAATTCGCCCTCGCGCTGCAGCAACTCGCCGACGGCCTTCAGCGCCGCGGCGGTCGCATCGACAGGTATCCGCCGATACCAGACCACGTCCGCAGGGCGCGTGAGGGCGTCTAGCAGGCGCGGGTCCCGGGTCAGGCGGATGATTTCTTCGAGTTCGTCCGGCGTCGGCCAGCGGCGCTCTTCATCGAGCTTCAGTTTCTTCTGCAGGTCCTCATAGGGCAGGACCATGTCATGGGCAAGGGAGGTCAGGCCCCCCTTGTAGTCGCGCCCGGCGCGATAGAGCGCCTGGCGGAGATCGAAAACCGGACCAGCGTCCGGCAACAGGTCTTTGCGGCTCATAACCGTAAATGCTCCCTTTACGGTGTAGCCATCGAGAAAGGCAAGCCCTACTCTATGGCCACGACCGATGCAATGTGCTGTGTCGTCGTAAGTCGACCAGGGGGGGTGAGAGTCCTTGGTCGGCACCCGCCGGCGCGGGGTGTGAGAGTCCCGCGCCGGCATCCTTCAAGCTGCGCAAGCAGGGCGCTGCTTGCGCCCGATCTCCCGCAGCTCGTAAGCCTTGAAACTCCCGTCCGGCATTTTTCGAACCCAAATGGACCGGTCGGAATTGAGCATCTGCGATACCGAGCCCTGCGTTACGCCAATCAGCGCAGCGATCTCGGATTGCCCTCGCCCCTCGGCGAAGGTCTGAAAGGGAACTCCAATGTCATTCATCGACGTGGTCCTCGGGTATTGCCATGCGTCGAAATATTAGGCAGGGCAATTATCTAGCGCAAGCAGAATATTCGCCTAGCGATTTTGACGTTATTGGTTTGCCTAATATGATGGACCGCATGAGCAGCCAATTACCCCCTTACGTCAAAGAAGAAGCCGCCCGACTGAAGGCCATCTACCTCACTGTGAAAGGCGAGAGGAAGGGCAAACTGACACAAGCCGTGCTCGCAGAAGAATGCGGATGGTCGTCCCAAGGAACTGTCAGCCAGTTCCTGAACGGCACGCTTGAACTAAACCTTGAAGCCCTGCTCAAGTTCGCAGCAGCACTTCATTTCGAACCTCACGTAGTCAGCCCGCGCCTTGCCCCGCTCTATCAAGCGGTAAGCAAAGGCGCAACGCCTGATTCGGATACCGTTGTAGGACCAGCAGGGAGGCTGTTGCCAGTGATCGGCTATGTTCAGGCCGGCGCGTTCTGCGAGGCCGTGGACCTATTCCAGCCTGGCGACGCAGATGAATGGGTAGAAGCAGGCGGACCGGCCGGACCACATGCATTCATAGTTCGCGTTGAAGGGATCAGCATGACGCCCGACTTCTTCCCAGGCGATAAAGTCGTGGTCGACCCTGACCAGGAGACCAAGCACAACGACTTCGTGCTGGCCAAACGCACCAGCGACCAGCACGTGACGCTGAAGAAGCTACAAATAGAAGGCGCGGAGGCATACTTGCTTGCCACCAACCCATCCTGGCCAGACCGCATCATCCGCATGTCTGAAGAATGGACCATATGCGGACGGGTCAGACGGAAGATCGTTGATTTCTAATACAAGCCCGCCTCTGGCGGGCTTTTTATTGCTCACAAGAATAGACAGGCAGCTATTTTATTAGCCAGGCTATTGACTAGAAATATCTGCTGGGCTAATTTTTCTCTCGTACCCGCCTCTCATCTCTGGAGTACGAGACATGCAATCGGCACAGCACACGCCCAAAGTCCGTTGCCCGGTGTATCTGCACCCGGCAGCGGCCACCAGCCCCGCCGCTGTTGAGGCCATCCAGGCCCGCACCGGACTGCTGGTGATCATCGGCACCTCCCAGCGCGCCTGCCTAACCCAGCCGCGCCCTGTCGTCCCCAGCACGGAGGCCGACAGCGGCCCGTGGGGAGGTGCTGCGTGACCATTTACACCCTGACTCCTGCCGCCGCGGCTGTCCTCCAGGACCTCGCCAACAATGGCGGTAACGCCTCGATCCTGTTGAGCCGTGCCGCGGCGAGCATCAACGCTGCCGTACACGTCGAATCCGGCTCGGCCAAGATGGAGGCCGTGGTCATCATCGGCAACATGACCAACAGCCTGACCCTACTGACGGGCGACAGGGCCAATGCCCGCCACCTGGGCGAGTTCGTCGAAGCCATCGCCAACGGCACGCTGGACACGGCAGCCGCACCGGGCGCTCCGGTATTCGTTGAATATGCCCTGCTGCCCTGCTGGAAGTGCAAGGGCGCCGCCATCGGCTTCGACTACTGCGCCCCCGGCCCCGGTACCCGTTTCCTGCATGGCGCCAAGTGCCGCCACAACGATTGCCAGCAGATCATGGGCTGCGAGAGCGAAGCGGCCGCCGCTGACCACTGGAATGCCATCCAGGCGGGCGCTACTGAAGACCATGTCGGCGAAGCCACCGACATGGTCAACCATCCGCCGCACTACAACGGCCACCCCTCGGGGGTGGAGTGCATCGAGGTCACCGAGCGCCTGCCATTCAACCTGGGCAACGCCTTCAAGTATGTGTTCCGCCACCGCGCCAAGAACGGCCGCGAGGACCTGCTGAAAGCAGAGTGGTACCTGATCCGGGAACTCGACCGACACGAACGCGGCGGGATCAGCCTGGGCGACCTGCAAGCCGCCAACGCCCTGGCCTGCCGCATCGCCGCGCATGAGAGCTATCCGATAGGCGCCTGCCTTGTCGCCATCAGCAGCGACGAGCCCAAAGAGGCGCCGCACTGGCTCTCCAAGCTGGCCGCCAACTGAGGCAAACGTCATGAACCGGGATATCCGTCATGCCGCTGCCGCCTTGGGCGTCAGCGAGCGATCCCTGCGCGCCCACCTTCGGGAGCACAAGGACCTGAACCACGATGGGACCCTAGCCGCCAAGCACATCGGCGGCGGGCATCTGTTCATGGACCCGCGCTCGCGCTGGAACCCGCGCCTGGGCATCTACAACCACTACAGCGTCGTAATGGTCACCGAGGCCGGCATCGGCTGGCTGGCCAAGCGCCTCGGGATTTCCATCACCGTCACCCAGCACAAGGATCACGTGGCATGACCGTATCGAATCCCATCACCGACGCTGTCGGCACGCTGAAGCTGGTCGGCACGCTGAAGCTGGTCGGCATGCACTTCAACGCGCCAACCGCCTACCCCGCCGAGATCCTGCAGGACGCCGCAGCGGAGTGCATTGAGCGCCTGTCCACTCTGCCGCCTGCATCCATCGCCTTGGCCGAGCTGTACACCCACCTACTGGCAATCACTCCGCGCAGCTGGCTGCCGCACGTCACGTTGACCACTGACCCAACCCGCCCCTTCGGCGCCGTCGTCACCGACGAGGCCGGCAACGTGGCAGCACGCGGTACTGGAAAGACCATCGAAGGGCTGGTCGCCCTAGTTCGCGCCCGCCTGCCGGCGGGGTGCGGGGAGGCCCACCAGTGAATTCGGAAGCCCTTCGCTACCTGGTCGAGCTAGCAATGGCTACGCGCAAGGCCGACCACCTGGACGCCTTGTCCGTTGCCAGCCGCACCGCTGACAGCGCTTCGCGCATGGCACTGGCGCTCGGCGCCCACGGCCCGCGCGAGTGCGCCCGGTACTTCGACCTCATCAGCAGCGCCATCAAGTACCGCCGAGCCGAGCTGATCAGCGCCCGACTGGCTCCGCGCCCGTGGACCAAGGAGGGGCGATGACCACCATCGAGCAGCTGTTCAAGCAGTGGGGCACCGCCACGCTGACGCTTGAACAGGTCCGCACGACCTACTTTCCGCACATCAAGACCGAGAAGCGCCTCCGCGCGCTGATCAAGAGCGGTGAGGTGACTCTGGTCACCCGCACGCTGACCAGTTCCCGCCGGGAGAAACCGGTGGTGTACCTGCAGGACCTGGCCGAGTTTCTCGACGCCCAGTCCACGCAGGCAGCCTGAAGCGAAGCGCCCCAGCGCATCTGGGTGAACCAACAGGAGGAGTGGCAGCCATGTAAACGCAGCAACGGAGCAGGACGGCACACCCGGACCGCGCTCGACACGCTCACATACGGAGGCGGTGTGAGTAGGAAGGCCCGCCGACGGGCCTTCCCCATAGCCCTTTCACCGAGAGGGTTATGGGGAAACAACACCAACAACCAACGAGGCACAGCACATGAAAAAGACTGATGTGAATGATTTCCTCAACTCGCTGAACGCGGGCGTCTTCTCCAACCAGCTCGGCGCCGCACTCTCCGACGTCGGCGCCGGCGTGGTAGATCACGGCAAGAAAGGCAAGGTCGTGATCACCCTGGAGTTCAGCCGGATCGGTGAATCCAACCAGGTGAAGGTCAACCACAAGCTCGACTACCTGGTGCCCACCAAGCGCGGCAGCCGCCGCGAGGACACCGCCCTGGACACGCCGATGTACGTCACCCCCAACGGCATCGAGCTGTTCCAGACCAACCCTACCGAGCAGCTGTTCAGCCGTGAACTGACGCCGGTCACCCCTCAGGACGCCTAACCCGTCCGCTTCCATCTCTCACTGCATCAAGGAACACAGCACATGAAAGAAGCACTGCAACTGATCCTCGCCAACTCCGTCGCCGCAGCGGGCACTCGCGTCACCGGTTCGGCCGGCACGATGGCCATAGTGCCGGAAGGCTTCAAGCTCCACAGCACGGAGAAGCTGGAGACCCATCGCAATCGCTTCCGCGGCGCGCTTGCCACGTCGTCGCTGGCCGACTTCGTCATCTACGTGAAGGATCGCGCAGACAAGGCCACCCATGGCTTCGTCGACAAGGACAACATGTCCTGCCGCGTGATCTTCAACCTGGGCGACACAGCGCTGCCGGGCCACGGAGACGACTCGGCCACCCTGCGCCTGGAGCCGACCGCCGCCTACGCCGCTCTGCAGCGCATAGCCGGCAAGAACCTCCAACAGAAGGATCTGGCCGAGTGGATGGAAGATTGGCGCGACTTCCTCCAGGCCGTCACCCCCGACGACCAGGACATGAGCCTGGCCCAGGCGATTGCCGCCGTCCGCAACATCACCATCAAGGCCAGCTCCGAACTCACCAACGCCGAAGGCAACTTCAACACCAAGCGCAGCGCAATGGAGCAGATCGAAGCCGCCAGCCAGGACACCCTGCCGGGCTCGCTGATCTTCGCCTGCGCGCCCTACGACGGCCTGCCGGTGCGCAACTTCGTGCTGCGTCTGTCGGTGCTGACCGGCGAAGCAAAGCCGACCCTGAAGCCGCGCTGGGTGGCCGAGGAACAGATCCGCGAGGAGATCGCGCAGGAGTTCAAGGACCTGCTGGCCGCTGATATTGCCGACTCCACCTCGCTGACCATCGGCACCTTCGAGCTCGGCGCCTAAACCCAAACGCCTGCAACACCCCGCCGCCGGACTCTCACATCCATTCCCGGCGGCGGGCTCTACAGAGGACACAGCACATGCAAGCACTTCACGACTACCGGCTGATCATCGTCCTGGTGGCAGCCCTCGCCCTTCAGGTGATCGTCACCTGGGCGATCTCCAGCCGATCCGAAGCCAAGGGCTACGACCTGGGTTATGCCGACTGCAAGCTCGGCTACGCGGCCCACATCGAGGCGCTCCACGATGACATCGAGGAGAAGAACCTCCAGCTCAGGCAGGCCGAGGCGTCCCACTGCCTGGACCGCGAGACGCTGATTCAGGACTGCGATGAGCGCATCGCCCACTATGCCCGGCGAGCCAACCCCTTCACCGACGAGGACGCTGCCGAGCTGATGAAGATCAGCGGGCAGCTCAAGGTCACCGCCGTGACTGCCGACCGGGTCGGCGCCACTACGCACAAGGACCAGGCAACTCAAGCCGCCACCTCTGCCGCCCGCATGGCCGAGCGCATCCGCGCAACCCTGGCCCACGCCGGGCAACAGGAGAACGCAGCATGAAGAGCGTCCTCGTTGTTGGCCGCCCCGGCTGCGGTAAAACCCGAAACAAGCAGCTCATCGCTAATGCCTTGGGCCTCTCCCGGATCGTCGACGACTGGCGCCCTGGTGACGACATTCCGAAACATGACGCCCTGATCCTCACCAACGCCGAGGAAGTGTTCGGCCACCCTGCCGCAATTGGCCGCACCCCGGCCCTGCGGTACGCCGACGTGATGCAGCAGGTCTGGCGCCCGCCGCTCTGCGTCTACCACGGTAATTGCGCCGATGGCTTCGGCGCCGCCTGGGTGGTCCGCAAAGCCTTCCCGGAAGTCGAGTTCCACCCCGGCCGCTACGGTGACTCGATCCCCGACGTAGCCGGCCGCGCCGTGGTGCTGGTCGACTTCTCCTACTCCCGAGAAGACCTCCTGCAGATGTCGGAGATCGCCAAGGGCGTACTGGTCATCGACCACCACAAGACCGCCGCCGAGGCACTGGCTGGCTTCCCGCAGGTTGACGACTGCCGGACCTGGGATCATGCCACTGCAGGGTCGCGCTCCATCTTCACCTGCTTCGACATGGAGCGCAGTGGCGCCGGCCTGACCTGGGACTTCTTCTTCCCCGACCAGCCTCGCCCCGCACTGATCAACCACATCGAAGACCGTGACCTCTGGCGCTTCGCCCTGGAGGGGACAAGGGAGGTTCAGGCGAATCTCTTCAGTTACCCCTATGACTTCGACGTATGGGACCAGTTGGCAGCGACTCCGGCCGAAGCACTGCGCGCCGACGGTATTGCCATCGAGCGCAAGCACCACAAGGACATCGGCGAGCTTCTGCGGGCAGTACAGCGCAGCATGACCATCGGCGGGCACAACGTCCCGGCAGCCAACCTGCCGTACAACTACTCCAGCGATGCCGGCCATGTGATGGCGCAGAACGCCCCGTTCGCGGCCTGCTATTGGGACACGCCGAAGGGCCGGACCTTCTCCCTGCGCAGCTCCGAAGACGGCCTGGACGTGTCGGCCATCGCCAAGCTCTACGGAGGCGGCGGCCACCGCAACGCCGCAGGCTTCTCGGTCGGCTACGACCACCCGCTGGCCTACAACGGCCCGGACTTGAAGTGCTTCCAGGTGGGCGAGAACGACCTGGTGGCGTCCTACACCGCCGAGCAGGCAATCAAGCTGCTGTGCGCTTTTGCCGGCTACAGCGCGGACGACTTCGACCTGGATGACGTGTCGGAGTGGACTGCCGAGGAACTGGATCGCCAGTGCTTCGAGGAAGACGGCGAAACTCCGGCCGCTCCCTGGCGAGCCGTGTTCGCCGCCTGCGTCTACCCGCAGTACCTGGGCGGATGGGAGTAAGCCGAATGACTAAGCCTCTCAACGTCACCTATCCCGCCGCCAAAGCCTGAGGAAACAGACATGAACGCACTGACCAGCATCGCTCTTCCAACCGTCCTCGGCACCCCGTTCGAAGGCGGCTTCTACATGGGCCAGTTCCTGCTCAACGCCGAGCGCTACGCCCTCATCCGCGCGCCCAAGGCGCTGGGCTTCCACGACCCGATCCAATGGGGCGAGCGCGGCCTGCTGATCCCCGGCGCCGCCAGCTTCGTCGACGGCCTGGCAAACACCCGCGCCATGGCCGAGGCCGGATCGGAGCTGGCGGCTTGGGCGTTGGAGCTGTCGATTGGCGGCCACAACGACTGGTACCTGGGCGCCCGTGATGAAAACGAGGTGGTGTACCGCATCTGCAAGCCGACCACCGATGAGAACTGGTGCAGCTTCCGCGACGGTGACAACCCCAGCAGCTTGCCGCCGGGCTACCCCTACACCGCCCTGGCGCCCGGGCAAAGCCACATCGCCATCTTCCAGGAAGGCGGCGAGGAAGCGCTGGAGGCCCGCGGTTACTGGACCAGTACGCAGTACGGCCCGCTCCTCGCGTGGATCCAGTACTTCGTCGGTGGCTACCAGTGCATCGACGACAAGGACTACGCACGGCCCGCTTTCGCCGTCCGCAGAATCAAAGTCACCCCTTGACCACTTCGCTTTCCTGCCGCGCGCCCCGCGCGCGGTCGGCTCAATTTTTTGAGGTTCAGACCATGCAGAACGAAATCACCCTGGCCATCGGCAGCACCAAGCTCAACACCACCAACGCCCTGCTCGCTCGCCAGGTACTGGAGCAGGAAACCGGGCTGGTATCGATCAACGCCATCGCGGGCGAGCTGATCACCCTCGACGAATATCTCAATCCGCCCGCCATCGGCCAGCACTGGCAGGGCCAGGCCGGCACCTACGTCGGCGTGATGCGCGGCGAGAACGGCGAACCGGACTATCACCTGATCGCCCCGAAAGACGCGCAGATCGAATCGATCATCTACGGCGGGTACGGACAGCGCATCAGCGGCGCCGATCACATCCGCGACGGCTTGGCCAACCCCCGCGCCCTGCTCGCCGCCGACACCGACCACCCCGCCGCGAAGTGGGCCGCCGAGCAGCAGGCCGAAGGTCACGCCGACCTCTACCTGCCGTCTCGCGCCGAGGCGTACCTGTGCTGGGCGAACATCCCCGAGCAGTTCGAGGACAAGGGCTGGTGGATCACCAGCACGCAGTACGGCCCGGGCCCCGCGTGGGTCCAGTACTTCGGCGATGGCACCCAGGGCACCGGCGGCAAGGACTACGCACGGCCCGCTTTCGCCGTCCGCAGAATCGTCATCCCTTCACCCCTTAACGCTCTGAACAACTGCGCGCGCAGCGCGCAGTAAGCGAGTTTTCCAGCATGGCCATCGCCCAACACCTGCCGATCTACAAGCGCGCCGGAGAACTGGCCCGGCTTGTGGCCGACCTCTCCAAAGGGTGGCGCCGCGATTTCAAGCGCACCCTCGGGGAAAAGGTGCTCAACGAGTGCATCGACGTGTCGATCCTGATCTTCCGCGCCAACACGGCCGGCGGCCAGGAACGGGTCGCGCACATTCAGCTGATCCTGGAACGCATTCAGGTTGTCGAGCTGATGCTGCGCCTCTCGGTCGACCTCGGGCTGCTCAGCGGAGCCCAGCACGGCCGAGCCGTGGAGATCACCGACGACATAGGCCGGCAGGCCACTGGGTGGAAACGAAATGCCGCCGCATCGCCAGCCGTGTGAGCGCCACGGCCCTCACACCAGCGCGATTTTGATTCTGGTCGTGCCGCTGGCTCACAAGGCCACCGTCATGCGCACCAGGGGAACCGCCGGGCTTCGTCCCGGCAGGCCCCGCGCAGTCTCGCCACTGATCGGCTCCGGCCTTCGGCAGCGCGACGTAGATAGCACGACCTGGCGCAGAACGGCCCGAACAACGCGTGGATCCAGAACTTCGACGATGGCAACCAGAACAACGACGACAAGGACAACGCACGGCCCGCTTTCGCCGTCCGCAGCATCGAACGGCAACACCGGCGGCCATGCTGGATTTTCTATCGAGGCACTCATGCAGGCCTATTACGACTGCCGGCGCAGCAAGCGCAACAGCAAGTCGGCGCTTGCATTCGAGTTCAACCTGGAGCGCAACATCATGCAACTCCACCACGAGCTGAACACCGGCGCCTACCAACCCGGCGCCTCCATCTGCTTTGTCGTGACCCACCCGAAGCACCGTGAGGTGTGGGCCGCCGACTTCAGGGACAGAATCGTCCACCACCTGCTGTACAACCACATCGGCCCGCGCATCGAGCGCTCCTTCATTGTCGATAGCTGCGCCTGCATCAAGGACCGCGGCACCCTCTACGGTGCCCAGCGCCTGGAGCAGAAGGTGCGCAGCATCACCCGCAACTGGAAACGCCGCGCCTTCTACCTGAAGTGCGACCTGGCCAACTTCTTCGTCAGCCTCGACAAGCGGGTGCTGGAGCAGCAGCTGGCCGCGCGCATCCCCGAACCGAACTGGCGGGCGCTCGCCCTGCAGATCCTCTGGCACGACCCACGCACCCACTACGAAACCCGCAGCCCACCCCGCCTGCTGAATCGGGTACCGCAGCACAAGCGGCTCACCGCCCAGCCGGCCTACCTGGGCCTGCCCATCGGCAACCTGTCGTCGCAGTTCTTCGCCAACGTGCATCTCGACGCGCTGGACCAGTTCGTCAAGCATCAACTGCGGGTGAAGCACTACGTCCGCTATGTCGACGACTTCGTGCTGCTGGCCGAGTCACCCCAGCAGCTGCTTGCCTGGCAGGCGCAGATCGAGGCCTTCCTGGCCGACACGCTGCACGCCCGGCTCAACCCCTCGAAGACCATCCTCCAGCCCATCGAGCCCGGCATCGACTTCGTCGGTCAGGTGATACTGCGCACCGACGCACTACCCGCCCGCGCACCGTTGAAACCGCCCTGCGCCGGGTCAGCACCGTGCCCGCCGAGCAGCTGCGCGAGACCGCCAACAGCTACTTCGGCCTGCTGGGTCAGGCCAGCCACAGCCACAACGCCCGCCGCAAGCTCGCCCGGGTCGTGCAGAAGCGCGGCCGGGCTGTGGCCGCCAACCTGCGCAAGACATTCAAGGGGGCCGCATGACCTCCCTTCGCAAAATCAGGACCAACACCGCCCAACAGGTGCTGCCGTTCGGCAAGGAACTGTACGTCGATCTGTTCGCCGGCCTGGGCGGCGCAAGCAGTGGCGGCCGCAAGGCATACCGCGATCCGGACATCGCCATCAACCACAACCCGATTGCCATCGCGGTCTACAAGGCGAACCACCCCACCACCAGGACCTTCATCACTGACGTCTTTGATGTCGATCCGCTGGAGGCCACCGGCGGGCAACCCGTCGCCATCCTGTGGGCATCCCCCGACTGCCGCCACTTCAGCAAGGCCAAGGGCGCCGCACCACGCAGTCCGCAGGTTCGCTCGCTGGCCTGGGTGGTAGTCCGCTGGGTACACACCACCAGGCCGCGCCTGTTCCTGCTCGAAAATGTCGAAGAATTCCAGAAATGGGGCCCGCTCGACGAGCATGGCCAGCCAATCAAGGCCGAGGAAGGCCGTACTTTCAAGGCATTCGTGGCCTGCCTCACCACCGGCCTGCCAGCCGACCACCCGGATATGCCGGAGATCATGGCAGCCATCGGGCTGTGGGTACCGGAGAGCGCCCTGGTGCGCGGACTGGGCTGCAACGTGGAATGGCGCGAGCGTCGCGCCTCGAATGCCGGCGCCCCGACCATCCGCAAGCGCCTGTTCATGATTGGACGCACCGATGGCCGCCCCATCATCTGGACCACCCCGAAGCGCCACGAGAATCCAAAGGCTGGACAGTCGCCCTGGCGCACCGCGGCGGAGTGCATCGACTGGAGCGACCTGGGCAAAAGCATGATCGACCGGAAGCGACCGCACGTCGACAACACCTGCCGGCGCGTGGCCAAGGGCTTCTGGCGCCACACCGTGATGGCGGACAAGCCCTTCCTGGTGCCGATGGACGACAACCACCTGGCGGCAGCCAATCTCACCGAGTTTGCCAACGCGAGCAACCAGCGCACCTTCAGCGCCGCGGAACCACTGCGCACCCAGGTTGCACAGGTGAAGGGCGGCCACTTCGCGCGCTCTGCCGCCACGCTGATTCAGACAGGATACGGCGAGCGCCCGGGCCAGCAGCCACGCGCCCCAGGCCTCGACAAACCCCTGGGTACTGTTGTGGCCGGCGGCTGCAAGCATGCACTGGTCACCGCTGCGATGGTCACCCTGCGCAACGGCTCGACCGGCGCCGCAATGGACAAGCCCCTCAACGCAATCACCACCAGCTCCGGACATCACGCCGTAGCAGCTTGTCATTTCGAGCAGGCCAACGGTGGCTTCTACAACGGCGACGGCAGGGCGGCCAACTCCCCGCTCAGCACCATCACTCAGGCCGGCTCCAACCAACGCCTTGCCAGCGCCTACCTGGTGAAGTTCTACAGCACCGGCGGCCAATGGCAGGACCTGGCCGAGCCCATGCACACCGTCCCGACCCGGGACCGCATGGCGCTGATCACTGTCGTGCAGGTGCCGGCATCCATCCTGCCACCCGAACTGATGGAGAAGGCGCGGAAGTGCGCAGCCTTCCTGCACAAATACCTGCCGGAGCACTTCCCGCAACTGGTGGATCTGGTGCTGCTCGGCGACTACGTCCTGGTGGACTTCACGCTGCGCATGCTCAAGCCGGTGGAATTGAAGATCGCCCAGGGCTTCGACCCGGACTACATCACCGATTGGGGTTGGTTCGAAGACAAAGCCACCGGCGAGCTGGTGCGCAAGCCAGTCAACAACACCGACCAGATCCGCCTGATTGGAAACAGCGTCAGCCCCTGCGAATCGGAAGACCTGATCGCAGCCAACGCCGCCGACCTGATCGACCTGTACAGGAGAGAGGCAGCATGAATAAGCAAGATGGCGGCCCAGCCTTTGGCCAGGTTGTCGAATTGAAGTGTGTCCGCGTCGACCCATTCGGAGGCGAGGAATATGAGCCAGAAACCTGCCTACACGGCGGTCTTACGGTACGAGACTACTTCGCCGCCAAGGCGATGCAGAGCTATCTGATGCATTCCTCAGATACAGAACAAAACGCGCTGCACGCCTATGAACAGGCCGACGCGATGCTGAAGGCCAGACAGGGGGAAGCATGAATATCCAACTCAACGAACTGCAACGCCTCCTCACTGAGGCCGACAGCCTGATGGGCAGTGCCGAGGTACAACTGCTGATGCGGGATGCCCGACAAAATGCGATCCAGGCCCGAGGCGTGATAGCGAAGGCGATCAAGATCGTCACCGAGCTGACCGCTCAGCAACCCTCCCCGGCACCGGACTCAGCTGTTCAGGCGGCGCTGGACCAGATTGACGACTTCGTGGCTCGTTGCAATGGCGATGACCGTGGGTCGTGTGGCGCCGTGAACTTGCTGCGCAAGGCATTCACCCAGGCCGCCCCGGTCGCCCATGCTGGGCAGGCGCCGCAGGCCTGGATTGACGTTCAGGCAGAGCGACGCCGGCAGATCGAGGCCGAAGGCTGGACGCTCGAGCACGACGACCAGCACAAGCCCGGCGAGCTGGCTCAGGCAGCTGTCGCTTACCTCCTGTATGCGTTCCCGCGCGAGGCGTTCGATCGCACCTACGCCGCCAGGCTCTGGCCGTGGATCAGTGGCTTCAAGCCGATGGGTGAGCGGCGGGACTTGGAACGAGGCCTTGCCCTCGGCCTGGCCGCACTTGAGCGCTTTGACCGAACCGCCGCGCCGGCGCAGGGAGGTGAGTGATGCCGAACTACAAAGCCGCATTCGAAGCCGCATCATCCGACCTGAGCACGATCATGTCCTTGCTCGGATTCACCAGCTACCCGGGGATCGATCCGATGCTGCGGGCTATCACCAATCTGACATTGGCCAAGGAGGAGTCCCAGGCGCTCAGGGAATATCTTCAAGAAGAACGCGAGATCAGCAGCAGCCTGCTCGGGAAATACGATGCGCTGGAGGTGGAGCGCGACGAGTACGAAGCCCTCTGCAACCGCCAGGCCGAGCTGCTGAGCCAAGCAATTGTCGCCATCCGTGGGCCAGAGCCCGAACTCACTCGCTGGGGATATGCCGACTTACCACTACGTGTAAAGACACTGGCGGATGAACTTGCTCACATCAACTCCCTCGCCAACTGCGGCACCGTCCAGAACTGGCTGAAGCTCAGCGATGAGGACAAGGCCAAGTGGTTCGCGCTGTATTGCCAGCATGACGACGAGAACGTGGAGATGCGCCGCGAGCTGGATGAGCTGCGCAAGGACAAGGCCCGCCTCGACCGGCTCGACCAACTGAATGCAGCCCTCAACACCAAGTACGGCACGACCTATCGGTGGCAAGTGGTCGTCAATCACAACGTCAACCGACTGATGCTCGGCCACCTGAAGATCGACCTGAACGACCAGGATTGCAACGGCCTGCCGTCATGCCGAGATGCCCTGGACACCATCATGCCGCCCCAGCAGCTCGACGGCAGAGGGGAGCCTGCGCCATGAGCTGTACCGTCACCTACATGACCAACCGGATACCAGGTGCAGAGGACCGCGCGCTAACGCGCGGCTCCCTCCCTCGCCGTCCGGTTCGCTGGCTGGCCAGCGTCTGGATGATCGCCCCTAATGGCGAGAAGACCACCCACTCGTTCAATGTCCCATCCTGCATGGCGGCCGACCTGGTACCGGCCATTGGCGAACGCATCGACGCCCTCGCCGCAGAGAATGGACACACCTGCATTCAGTTCGGCTGGTCCGCCAGCGCCCACGGCACCAGGAAGCCGCGGAAGAGAGGCTCTCGATGAAGCACACCGACAATGACACCCCCATCGTCTTCCTCGCCCTGCCAGAGGTGAAACGGCGCACAGGGATGGGGACCACCTACATCTACACCGAGATGAATGCAGGCCGCTTCCCCAAGGCCGTACGAGTCGGCAAGCGCGCCACCCGCTGGATCGAGACGGAAATCGACCACTGGTGCCAACAGCGCATCGACGCTTCCCGCCCTACGGGACCCGGTGAACTGGCGGCTTAGCCTTCTTCTCCTGCTTGTCGAGGTAGTCGGCCCAGGCCTGCATCATCTTGCGCCGCTCCTCGACGTACTCTGCATGGTTGTAGGACCCGCTGGTCTTGTCAGGGTCCGCATGCGAGAGCTGCGAATCCACCCACTTCGGGTTGTACCCCATCTCATTCAGCGCCGTGGAGATCGTGCCGCGCAGGCCGTGCCCGGTGAGCTTGCCTTCAAACCCCATCCGCCTGATCGCCATGTTGAGAGTATTCTCGCTCATCATCGTGCGCGGGTCGTTTCGCCCCGGGAACAGGAAGGGGTATCGCCCCGAGCGCTTCAGGCACCGCTCCACGACCACCTTGGCCTGCCTGGAGAGCGGGACGATGTAGTCCGGAATGTCATCCCCATCGCGCCGCACCTTGCCCCGCAGCTGCTTGACGCGCGTCGGCGGCACGGTCCAGATGCCAGTGTCCAGGTTGAAGTCAGCCGGACTGGCCTTGCGCAGCTCGATGGTGCGCACCGCTGTGTACAGCATCAGCCAGACGGCATCCTGCGTGACCGGACTACCGCCGTAGCAACGAAGCTGGGCCAGCAGCGCCGGCAGGTCATCCCCTTGGTGCGACAGGATTGGGTTGTGTCGCACCGGCGGCGGCTCGACGGCCAGAATGTCCAGGTCGGACGCCGGGTTGTCTTCGCGTAGTCCTTTGGCAATACCGTAGCGACAGATCTGCCGCAGCCAGCTCCGGGCCTTCTCGGCAATGTTCAGCGCGCCGCGGGCTTCGATACGGCCGACCACGGCCGCCAGGTCGCGCCGATGCACGTCGGCGAAGGGAGTGCTCCCGACGAATGGCAGGATGTCACTGTCCAAAACCCGGCGTGATTGCGCACCACTACCCTGTCGACTGTCGTCCGCCCAACGCCCGGATTTGAAGCCGTGCCATTCGTCGGAAACGTCCTTGAACGACGGGACCGGGGTCGCTTTGGAGTCGGGTCGGTGGTTGCCGCGAGGGTCAATTCCGTTGGCCACCTTCGCCCGGCATTCGTCCCGGCGAACCCTGGCATCCTTCAGCGACAGCTCGGGATAGGTGCCCAGGGAGATGCGTGGTTGCTTGCCATCCCAACTGAAGCGGAAGTGCCACGCCTTGGTGCCTTTGACGGACACGAACAGGGAGAGGCCATCGGCGTCGGTCAGGCTGTAGTCCTTCTCGCGCGGCTTGGCTTGGCGGACAGCGGTATCGGTGAGGGGCATCTAGTACATCCTGTAAGGCCACACTGGAGTGGACTAACTAATGTACTAAAAAATTGAGACTGAAAGCGATTTAACGCGAAGGACACCGAAAGAACTTTCGGCCTGAAAGGCCCATGGTTACTGGGCTTTTGAACAATTCCGCATGACAGCGAAAGTAAGGAATGGTGCGGACGGAGAGACTCGAACTCTCACAGCTTGCGCCACTGGAACCTAAATCCAGCGTGTCTACCAATTTCACCACGTCCGCAGGGTACCGCAGAAACGAAAACGCCAGGCTCTTGGCCTGGCGCTTCGGAATATGGGGTGGACGATGGGAATCGAACCCACGACACCAGGAGCCACAATCCTGTGCTCTACCAACTGAGCTACGCCCACCATATTACACTTGCTTGTACCGAACGCCACATGGCGCACCCGGCAGGACTCGAACCTGCGACCATCCGCTTAGAAGGCGGATGCTCTATCCAGCTGAGCTACGGGCGCTTTAAGTGGCGGCAACCCTTGCTAAGCAGACTCAGTGAAACCACTGAATCGGTTGGCACCGCCTCTTTCGTGTTTCAGGCTGTGCTCGGCAAGCGGGGCGCATGTTATCGATGA